GTTAGGTTTGCAACAAGGTTTGTACACAGAGATGATGGGTGAGCAGGCTTTGACACAGCAACAAAAGGTTGGTGCCGCACTTGGTTACGATGTTGAAGCGCAACGCCAACTTGCTGAACGTAGAGGAACCCGCAAAGCGGCGTTTCAAGGTGGCGGCGGGTTCACTAAAACTACTGGCCAAACATCAGGTACCGTACAAACCGGTCTTGGTGTAGCCGAATAATTCGTATACTTGACAACCACCCTTAGTGGTCATATACTCACATCTATCCCATTAGGGATAACCGTCGGACCCCCCGATTTCGACGTGTAACACACGGGTGAGATTGCAGCCATTTTGACTCCTCTGGTCAAAGTGTGGGCAGAAGGAGTGGGTCATGTCAGATGCAAACTACGAGTTTGAGGATGATGTTAAGGACCAGGTTGAACGGAATCCAGTACGCGCACAGCTTCGAAATCTTGAAGCGAAGAACAAAGAACTGGAAGCCAAACTGTCAGCAGCAACAGAAGCCCAACGCAAGTTGGCGTTTGTGGAAGCAGGCGTTGATATTAACGCACCTTCTTCACGCTACTTTGTTAAAGGTTACGAAGGCGAAATGACAGCAGAAGCGATCCGACAAGCCGCCCAGGAAGTGAATCTCATTGGTGCTACGCAAGTGAAACCGGAAGTTCAGGCAGAACAAAATGCTTGGAACAGGGTGTCAAAGGCAAAAAGTTTCGGTGATAACAGCGAACCTGAAGTGGATTGGAATACCAAAATCCGTAACGCCAAATCTCAAGAAGAAGTTATGCAGGTATTGACTCAAGCAAGTCAGGCATCACAAAACATCTAGCCTCAAAGCAAGTCTTTGGGGAGAAAGACCTCAAAGGTCATGGCAATTACACAAGCAAGTTCCCTATCAGTCGATCAGGCAGCGTTTGATCAAATCGCATATTTCGCGCTTCGCGCAGAAATGCTTTTTGACGCTGCAGCAGACATTCAACCTGTTGCACAATCAATGCCTGGTTCATCAGTTAAGTTCACGATTTTCTCTGAACTCGCTGACGCAACATCAACACTCGCAGAAACAACCGATTTGACTCCGACAACAATGGCGGACAGTCAAGTTGAAGTTACTCTCGCAGAGTACGGCAACACAATTAACACGACAGCAAAACTTCGTGGAACTTCGTTCCTTGACGTTGATGCTGTAGCAGCAAACCTCATCGGTTACAACGCAGGATCGTCACTCGATACTATTGTTGCTAACGTTTTGAAGGCTGCAACGAACGTGATTTACGGTGGTGGCGGTTCAACAACCCCAACATCGAACGCCACAGTTCAAGCAGAAGACATCATTGAAGCGAACGATGTTCGTATCGCTACAGCACAGTTGCGTGGTTCAAAGGCACAGTCATTCAACGGAATGTACATGGGTTTCATTCACCCAGACGTTTCGTACGATCTTCGCCGCGAAACCGGTGCAGCGTCTTGGCGTGACCCACATAACTACTCGGATGTGTCCGGTATTTACAATGGCGAAATTGGCGCATTTGAGTCAATTCGTTTCATTGAAACACCTCGCGCACCATTGGATTTGACTGGTGGATCGGCTTCAACAGTTGACCTCTATCAGACAATTATCATGGGTCGTCAATCATTGGCGAAGGCACACTCGATCACAGACGGCAACGGAGCATATCCGAAGGTTGTGCGTGGTCCAGTAGTGGATTCGTTGATGCGTTTCAATCCGGTTGGTTGGTACTGGTTGGGTGGCTACGGAATTTTCCGTCAGGCAGCTATCCGTGTTCTCAACACATCGTCTTCACTTGGTGGCGCATAAACCCATCTAGTTGAAGTAAGTTAATAAATGAATGTAGGGCCAGGCAGTTCCCCTTCTGTCCTGGCCCTGCTTCATGTTATGATTTAGTTATGGCAACATTTATTCCACCAACAGATGAGTTGGTTCGTTGGGCTGATCCGTATGATTCTTCGATTGAGCATCGGTTGTTCAGGTATTTGCATCCTGGGGATCGGGGTCGTAACGTGTACAAGTTAACTGATTTGTCGTTCACAGAGAATCAGCCTGGCGATATGTCAACTGTCGCTATTACGTATCATGGCGGTCATGTGCATACAATTTCTGCTGCTGAGGCTGCTGATCTTACAGCGGCAGGTTATGGGGCGAACATTACATGAGTTTTCAAAGGGACATTAATCGTCTTGCCGGTACGGTAGGCAAAGAAGCGCAACATGCCGCAAACGTTTTGGCTGGCACTACTGGTAAAGAGTTGTTGTTTGCGTTAAACAAAATTGCTGGCACTACTGGCCGTGGTATTAACCATGTTCTTTCTTTGATTTCGATAGCTAACGGTGGTTCTGGTGGTAAGGATGCGAACATTGCGTTAGATGATCTTGAGTTCGGTGAAATCACTATTGGTGGTTTTGATTCTGTTATCCGAAGTTTCAGTCAAGGGTTTAGTGGTGGTGCCGCATACTATGATGGTGGTGGCTTAACATTCTAAGGGGTTTATGAAACACAGGGAAACTCATCCAGGGTTAGATGTCGAAGGTTGTTTCGGTTGTCGTATCGCACATTTCAATGTTTCTGCTGAGGCTATGCCTACACGCAAACCTGAATCTAAACGGATCATTGAGAAGGAACGTGTGTTAGATAAAGACCTTGACGCTTATCACCGGTTGCGTCAGGATGGTCAGCAACCTAAATCTATTGATGGTGCTGCGATTGTTGAGAAACGTGCTGAGGAGAACTGGCAGGTTGCTACAGGTATTTTGCCTGACAAAACCAACGTTGTTGGCTAAATGCTTTTAACAATTTATGTGCCGACATTTCAACGGCCAGAATTATCGGCGTGTCTGAACTCAATAATTCCTCAACTAACTAATCAATGTGAGTTAATAGTTTCCGACAACGATGCCGCTTGTTCTGCCCGTGATTTGTGTAAAGAACTACAGGTTTCATATTTGCACAACTATCTGAACGTTGGTGCTGACGGTAACTGTTTGCGTGGTTTGGTTGCTGGTAGTGGCGAGTATTTGTGGGTGTTTGGTGACGATGACGTTATGTTGCCTGGGGCTGTTGACGCGACGTTACGGATGATAAAAGGTCAGGACAGGATCATTCATGTAGGTGCGCAACACGGTGAGGTGCCGTTCGGGTTTGATGGTTTAATGGTTGATTGGGTTGACTGTTTGCAAGACAAAGGGATGGTTATTGCTTCTACGCTTTGCACCGTGAATGTTTGGCGGCGAAACATATTGGACCCGTATGTTGGGATTCAAGGTTTGGATTCTAGGAACGTGATTTGTTGCGCTGGAGTTGGGGCGGTGACGGTGACGGTAGCCGAAAAACCGTATGTTGTTGTGGGCAGAGATCATCTGTTTCCGTTTCCGAATTTTGGTCATTCAATGAATCAGTATTTGTTGGATTTGCATAAAAGCATTGGTCGCACGTTTGTTAACAAAAAACATTGGTGGTCATGGAACTATCAAAACGCATGAGCGATAATTTTCATTCTGGTGTGTGGTCGGTTGGCCGCAGGTTGCGTGTTTATACGGGTGGCACATTTGATTTGTTTCATTACGGACACGTCAACTTGTTAAAAGAATGTCATCGAATCGCCAATGGTGGTCGGGTAACGGTGTCTGTTAATACTGACGAGTTTTCTAATTTCTATAAACAGCCTACGGTGATGTCGTTGAATGAACGGGTTGCAGTTTTGCGTTCATGCCGTTTCGTTGATGATGTGGTCGTTAACGTTGGCGGGGCGGATTCTAAGGTTGCGATTCTTTCCGTGATGCCAGACGTAATCGTGGTCGGTGATGATTGGCGGAACAAAGATTACTGTAAACAGATGGGGTTCAGCGAAGAATGGTTGTCTGAACATAGGATTCAAATAGTGTTTGTGCCTTATACGAAAACGATTTCTACAACCGAAATTAGGGGGCGTTTACAATGAACTACCAGTATTGGTTCGGTACTGAAGCATCCAAGTACGGGTATGGTGCCATGTTGGAAGGGTTCAGGTCAGGGTTGCCTGCCGATGTTGAGTTGCATGGTCAGGCTTCTGTTGCGGTGTTGATGTATAACCCGTCTTTGGTTCACGGGTTTTTGCGTGGGCAACATCGTGCGCTTTATACGATGTGGGAAACGACAGAGTTACCTGAAAAGTATTACAGATATTTAGATACCTACGATCAGGTTATTGTGCCGTGTGAACATAACCGTGAACTGTTCTCAAAGTATGCGCCTAACGGTTC